TTACCCAAGCAGAAATAGTAAATGGGTGTTCTGGTTCCATTTTTAAAGTAGCATTAGAATCTGCTTGGAGCCAACCAGAACCTAAAGGTCTAGCACAAACAGCTGATCCAGATGGCCCAACAACTCTTATGTTGTCTATAATACCTGAAGTCGCTCCTATTGTTCCGCTAGTCTTAAATGTTGCGGTCAAAACTCTAGGCCCAGCATCATCTGGCCAAGTTGTACTTCCACTTGGTCGATTTAGAGAAAAATGTGCTGTTAATGATTCTTTAAGTCCTGCATCTGGATTGCTATGCTCTATCGGAGGCTCATCAAAATCAAAAGATCTTAGACTTGGAAACACAAAGTCTATGCCTTTTCCGCCATTATAAAGCTCATCCATTTCTTTATTGCTTGGTATATAATTTCTAAAAATAGTTACGCTATCAAGCAGTCCATTCATTCTTGTTGGCGTACCTGTTACTGATCTTGTGTTTGCGCAGCCTAAAGCGAATGGATTTCCGGCAGAAGTTGCTATTAGTCCTTTATCCAAGTCAGTTATTTGTCTTCTATCAATGGGCAAATCATTTATGCGCATAAACATTTCGTTTTTAGATTTATCATATCCAATTATGAAAAAATACCATCTGTTTGCTAATGGAGTTCCCAAATATTTATTAAAAATATGATATCTTAATATTGCCTCAAATTGATTTCTGCTTTGTAGCTCAAAATGAAACCTTTTTGTTGTGTTATTGAACCAAAGCCTATATTGATGCCTTGCTTCTAAGTTTGTATCATGCCATCTTCCAAGAATTCCTTGGTCCTGAGTCATATTATTAAAGTTTACCCAGCCAGCAATACAAAAAGAAACAAGACCATCTGAGCTGTTGTGTGCGAAATTCAGCGTTGCACAATCTGTTGTTTGTGTTTGTAGATGTACATTTCCTGTGAACCTTGCAGCAAGGCCACTAACAGGATGTCCGCTTGCAACTATTCCAGAGCCAAAAGGCACCGAATTATTTACTTGTGCCCCCGGTGCTCCAGAAAATTCTACCAATGTCATACTTACTCCAGGAAATCCGCTTACAGCAGATTGTCTGGGACTATGTTCATTTAATCTATAATGACCTGAAATTCCTTCTCCTAAGAATGCAAATGGAATATTTGCTGGAGTAAAATTTACTATATCGCAAGTATCTGTTGAAAGTACATTAGCATCTTTAATGGTCCAATCGTAAGAAAATCTAAATGTAAAAGTTTTTTCTCCCAGACCTCCGTATATTCCTAAAATATGGTTGCCAGATGGGAAAATTCCCCTTACATATAAAAAGTGAGAAATCTCTTTCTCTATAAAGTTTCCAGAAACGAAAATTGAATCAGGAGATTTAGCCAAAACATTAGGATCACAATCTGGCATAGAAGATGGAACTACTTGAACTCCACTCATTAATGTACCAGAAGATGTTAATGGTTGTAACATATATCCTTGTCTCCATTCTGCTGAATTTCTAAAATAAAATGTAGGCGTTGGCAAACCGGAAAATGCAACAAGAGTTCCTTGCCAAAATCTCATATTAAATGCTTTAAAGTCTACGCCAACGTTTTTGTCATCTACCATCTTATTAAAAAACGAAGAAGTGTGACTATTTACTTCGCCCAAATTAAATGTTATTGGCACTGTATCGGTCATAAACCCACTATTATCGGGCACAACAAGTTGCCCAAAGTTAATTGCTACTCCACTTTCTTTTTGTGCAGTAAATCCTCCTATCAAACCAAGCTTGGCGAATGCTTTATATTGACCGCTTTCATGATGCCTATAGCCGCTGGGATTTATACTATTTCTATCCCAGTGTTCAATCTGTCCTGCGGCCCTTAAACGGCCTATAACTGTATCTACATAAAATCCGCTAGCTGCCATTAGTCAAATAACTCCGGTCTATTTTGTAAGTTGTAAGTTACTCTGATTTGAAATCCGGATGGTTGTCCATTTATTATAGATCCGTATTCTCCTAAAGGAGTTGTTCCGCTTGCGGCTAAACAAATATACATCCATTCAGATACATCCATGTCTCCGCTCCCATGTATAGTTCTAAATCCTCCTGTTCTAAATAAATTTTGTGCATCTGGCAAAGTATCTGATAGCCAATAGTCTTTATTAGCAAAATCCTGTTTAGTAAATGCAAAGCCAGAAAGCCAAGGAGTGCTTGGCCTATATAAAATCTTAGAAGTTTCTTTGGTTATAAAATCGCTAAGATCTGAAGCCCAAAATTTAATTTTATTTATTATTGTTTTGCCTGGACTTGTTATTTCTGAAATTCTAAATAATATAACCTTTGTTTTAGATACTCCGCTTCCTGTTGAAATATCTGTTGCATTAAAATCTAATGGGTCAAAATTTATAGAAGCATATCCGGCGCCAGATGCCAGTGTTTTTATAAACGAAGGATGGAATATCAAATGCCTCCATCCAGATGGATCTGGTCCAATTGTACTAAATTCTGATAAAATAGGCACGGCTTCTGTTATGGGCGTAGTAAAGTTTTGTGTTTCCGCTGAAGGACCATAAAAGTCGTCATTTAGACTAAATGGTAAAGTTTCTTGCCATTGACTATACCTTTTTGGCTGCGCCATAAGCCTTACCTGTCCATTACAGGCAAAATTCTAATTTTACATCGCTTATTTACATTACATCCTAAGTCGTACAAATGATTCCAGTAAAAAGAATGAGAATCTCCGAAATAAGATGCACTTAAACCAGTTTTGCCATCTCCTACATTTTGTCCAGTTATATAACTTTTAAATTGTGTTGCATTTTTCCATGTAGTTCCATCGTCCGTAGAATATTCTATTGTTACAGAACAAGTTCTTGGATAAGCAGAATAAAGTTTGTAATTAATCAAAGCATAATCTGTGCTAGCCAAAACCTCTGGACCATTTCCAGAAGGACTTATTGCTGATACTCCTACATTATTGTACGGTATTAGACCAACAGAAGGCTCGGCCGAAACACCTCTATATATTTCTGTAAAGCTATAATTAGTGTCTAATCTAGTTAAATACATACCTCCTGCGCCTTTTTGCCCTCCTATAAATCCCCACAATCCATATTCTGATTTAGACACATGTAATAAATAAAGAGAATTCCTAAATTCGTCAAAAGATCCATATATGTCGCCATCAAAACGTTTTATATCATCTGGCAAAGTTAATGATTTGTTTTGCCAATTTGCTATTAATCTTGGATCGCCGTCACATCTTAAGTAATGATAGCCAGAAACAGCACTAGGAATAAAAGCATGTAACGTTCCATTAAAAGATTTTAGATAGCAAGATCTTGCTGGCTCTGCCGAAGAACTTATCCTCTCTAGTGAATCTCCTGTTCTAACATTTTTACCTAAAGTAGCAGGATCAAGTAATAAGTTGCCCAAATCAAATATTGTTTTTGTCCCAGAAATAGCACTGTTAACAAAGTTTATTTGTTTTATTACTCCGCTACCAGTTAAAACTAAGAGGTCAGGTATATCGGTTCCAGGAGTAAATACTGGAGAACTATTATCAAATCCGCCAGAAGGAAATATTTCAAAAGATTTTGAAGAAGGAATATTCCTTGTCATTTCTATAAGTTCTGGAATTCCACTTCCACCTGGAAATTTTAAAATATCACAATAAGAGGCAAATATTATATCGTCGCCCCAGCTGATTGCGTCACAAGCATTGGTGTCTTCTTGTGAAAGAGCATTTGGCAAAAATTCAGTTGGAGTAGTTATAAACTTATGGTCTTTTTTGTGCTTTGCTCTTTTATCTATGCCAAAAGATGTATACTTTCTTCTATTTCTTCTATTTGTGCCGTCTCCTGCATTTGTAATAGATGCAACATCCCATCCTTTCTTAGTTCTCCATCCATCATTTCCGGCAGATGTAGTAAAGAGTGGAACAGCTCCAAGAATAAAAAGTATTCCATTGTGAACTATATGTGCGCATCCTTGAGCACATACTGTATGCGCCCCACTAGGAGATAATAAGTCTGTTCCTCGTCCATTTCGCCAATTGGCATTATATCCATTATCACCGGTAAATCCTCCATGCTTATGAACTCCAGAACCATCCCATGATAATATATATGCATCTGCCGTGTCTTCTATTAGATTTTGCATCCAGTAAAGTCGGTCATGAAACCAGACAGCAGGCTTATGATTACTATATGATCCTGGCATTATAGAATTTGTACCGCCATATATTGACGAAAGCCAATTTTCGCCAGGAGAAGCACTAAGAGATGCTTTCCATGGTCCTATTGGATCTGCCGAACTAGAATCTGACACGAAAGTTAAATTAGAATTTATTGACCTAGCCCCATAAAGCAAATGTATTCTTGATCCGAAGCCTATACTTGTAAATTTCATGGTTTCACCGCTCTTATTCTAAGTTTGACATTATGATATAAAGTATTTTTACTTAAATCTTTGCCATACTCCCAATAGACTGTATGATTTTGCGCAGCACTTATACCAACTCCAGATGGATCTGTGATAGATGTTCCGGTAGAAAGATTGACAACTTGTCCACTTGTACTTGCTTTAAACCAGCTTAATCCTCCATCTGTTGAATATTCTATATTTACTTTGCATGGTTCCCAAAACCACCAATCTGTAGTAGTAAAATCCAATTTAGCAAGTTTATTTATTGTGTCAACTCTAGGATTAGGATTATACATGTCCCCAGATGGAACAATTACTTCATAGTCGTATAATTCAACTGGACATGCACCATTCAATTGGCCAGCATTCCAAGCCTCGTTTACTTGCAAGAATCCAGATTCTTTTGTTAATGTATAAAACAAAGTAGGAATTTGTTTGCTGGATGTATTGGGAGTAGTTCCAACGAAATTTCTACTAAAATATAACCTTAAAAAAGGCTGCCCATCTGTATCATTGTCTGTAAGTCCTCCAATATGATAATTTGAACATCCAGTATAATCCCAGCCAGAAGCCCCGGCATTATTTCCGGCTCCTCTAATTGGTCGCCAAACACCGCCAGATGCTTGTGGCAAAAATCCTAAAGCATCTCCGCCAAGTGGATTAACGAATGCATACCCAGAAGGATAAGCAATAAATGTAGGAAATAAACATCCGCTTAAAGCTCCTCTTGAAAGAGGTGTTTTTAATAGATTAAATTTTGTCCCTTCTACATCTAGTAAATTGCCAGATGACCAAAATGGCAATAAGGTTATTTGTTTTAACCCAGAAGGCCTAGCTTCTGCACCCTGAGACATAGGAGCACTTTGACCTAGAAAGTTTGTCTTAGGGGCTTTTGGTCCATATCCAGAAGGATAATTTGTATTAGTAAATGCAGAATGCATGTATGGGTTTATTTGCGACAACCAAGTTGCTTTTGGAACCCTACCTCCGCTTGGAGTAATTATTCCGCTAGTTGGCAACATTTCGCTTCTATCATGCCAATTTGTGCCGTCGAAAGAAGTTAGCCAACATATTCCTGCTCCCTGTGTTTTGCTGCTAAAGTTTCCTTTTCCTCTAGCTATTTTATAAGATGTTCTAAAGTTTAGAAATGCATGTAATTGATTATTAAAACTTCTAATTAATGGCCTAAAAGCAGTTGCGCCTTGCCAATCTCCAACAGGTGGCGTTATTCCAAGTTGTCCTCCTGTTATTCCAGAGGCCCAAGGAGCCCCAACAGTAGTTAAGTCTGCTGTCTCAACAAGTCCTCCTGGTCTTATTTCATATACTTTGCCTTCATTTGTAAGCATCCAAACTTTATCATTATGCACACATGCAGATCGCATGGTAGCGCCTATCACATCATTGGTTTTTCTTTGCGCATAGCCAGTTAAAGAACCAACGGCAACTCTATTGTCAATTCCATAGTCATGATGAATAAAATTGCCTTTACAGCCTATTGTCATTCCTTTAACAAATCCTTGTCCTATTACATAAAATGTATCGTTATGTTTTACTATTTCACATAAATTATGGCTAATATTTGCCGGATAAGAACCAGGAGAAGAAAAGTCTACTCCGTCTTGAATATTTCTAGTACTAGCTCCACATTCCGGTAACCTAGACCATCCTGCATCTTCTAGGTCGCCTTGATTGCCATAATTGCCTGCTGAAGCCCAGAAATATCCGACAGTACTTAGTTTGTAAGGAATTTTGCCTTTATATATTCCCCAATGATCTCTTGTGTCATTGTCTCTTTTAACCCATAAAATTCCATCATGAATGGCAAACAATGCAGCATGGTCTTTGATATTGGCAAATGTGTTCCAAAGTTCCCAATGAAATCCGTCTGCTACTATTATATCTTTAACGTTTGTATTTGTGTCTACGTTTACGTTTGCCGACGGATTAACTTTTCTTGCCTCTTGTGGCTCAGGAGACCAAGCATAGCATCTCATACTACTTGAGGTGTTTTTACTATCACACCAAACAAAAACCAAGTGTCTACGTTTCCAAGCAACACATGAATGGTTCATTGTGCATTCATTAGAATGAAATGCGGCTACTTGGTCAGCGGTTGGAATTTTACCAGCAATTCCAGACGGTGGCAATATCTGAACCAATTGCCCAGAAGGACCTTGCAATACGGCATATGGCCATTTTGCCCATCTTTTAGGATGGTTGCCTATGCCGGCAGGTCGCCCCAAATATCCAATTCCCTGAAAACCTAGAAATCTCATTTATATTAACTACCCTTGCCAATATTTTTTATTATAGTTATCACTGTTTGTCTAGAACAACCTATTTCTTTTGCTATTTTTCTTGTTCCACAAAACTTATGCATCTCTATCATTATATTTTTCATAGTTGCCGTTTACGTTTATTCTATCTATAGTCCTACCATTTGGAGTATTTCTATTATCATCGCAAAGTTCACAATAACATAAACTACAAATATTTGTATTGAAATATATTTCTTGAAACTCATTTTTGGTCAAAAGACACCTTATTCCCTTGGCACCATAATATTTATAAACTGTAGCGTTAGGGTTATTACATCTTTGAGTGATACCATTATAAACGGATGTGCCATTATATCTATTTCTATTTTTTCTTTTATTTTTATTATCTCTATTCCATTTAGCCGCTCTATTTATCATGTTCTGTCTATTTTTATTATAATATGCTTTATTTGAACATTCTACGGAGCAAAATATTGATTGACGACGAACATTAGGCCCATTACATATTTCGCAGTTTTTCATAAAACTCCCTATAAAATCGAAGGCATTATCTAAAGTCGAATGTGCAGCGGTAGATCCAGATTCCGTTATTTCCGCCATATACCCCAACTGGCACATCTGTATCTACTGTAACACTTAAATAAAATGGAAAAGTAACTTGACTTGGTATACCACTTCCTTCTATTCCACTGGCAGTTAATTCTTGGAAAGCAATGTCATTCCTATTGAATGGTCCACCAGCATCTCTCCACCAATTTTGTCCACTAGGCAAAACAGTTGGCACATAATAACCGGATGCATCATTCAGTTTAATTCCTTGTATCCATCTTCCAGAGGGAAAGCCATTAAAGAAAAAAGTTCCTGCTTGCCAGTCATCAAAATTAGAAATCCAAAACCTCAAATTAAATAAAGCCTCTGTTGCGCTATTAAACTGAGTAAAAAATCCAACAACTGTTTTTGTATCAGATGTTTGTTTGCCGTCTTTAATATTTTTTGTGCCAAAATCAAGAAATTGACCTTGTGCCGTTGACAACACTTTAATAAAAGAAGGATGAGTTGTTAGATGGCGAAAACCGCTAGGATTGATACCCGAAGGATCAAAGGCATGAAATACAAATACTGGAGGCGTCATAAATCTCCTTTAGTAGTATGAGGGCATATTCCAAGATGTGCCTTGGCAAGATTACAATTATAACATAAAATACAATAAATATCTGGACGATAATGCTTTATTGCTTTCCTGTAAATAGCATGACTACTCAATCCCTCTGTTTTTCTATCTTTATATCCGTCATTTTTTACATGGTCCAATGTTAAAAATCCGGGCTCTGATTGGCCACAACAATAACAATATCTACCATACATATTAAAAAGTTTTTCTTTTAAATTATAAGATGATCTTTTCCTAGTTGCTTTAAGTAAATCTGGTTTATTTCTATAATAAACTTTTCTTGAACAAATAGCACTGCAAAAATTAGCGGTACTTCTTTTGCATATAAAATTTTTATTGCATAGTTTACAAACCTTAGAATATTCTATTCGACGTTTTCTTCTTGTAACATTAAAACATTTTCTTGAACAATACTTGTGATTTGACTGTATTTTAATACATTCATTGCCACAAATAATACATTTTATTTTTTCCTCTATTTTATCAATACTTCTTCTAAATCTTTTATAGCAATTAATGCCACAGTAGTTTTTTAATTTACTAATATTTACAACTACTATTTTATTACAACATTTACAAAGATTTTCCATTAAAATATCCTTATTTTTAATCTAAAACTATATCATCTGTTGCCGAAGGTATTCCACCTAATCCTTTAGTGTATTTCCATACTATATTAAATGATAAAGTATTATGGTCTTCATCTTTTGTTATGCTACGTTGTTCTAGTCGTAAATTAACGTAATTAATGCTCATGGGCTTTAGATCATTTATACGATCTTCACAATAAGAAATAAGAGACGCAAAAGGAAAACTACTAACACCTATAGCATTTCCCGCTACACTATAGGTTCCTTCAGTACTAGTTCCTATGTCTTGCACAACATTTCCAAGAGATCTTTCCATTATAGCAAACGAAGCAAACAGTCTTACTGGTTTATCGTCTTGTACTGTTATTGTAAAATCTTGAATCCCAGATGGTAGATTCTGAGAAGGATCATCTGTAAAAGAAATGCTATAGTCAATTGTACCAGTATATTTATTTTTAGTAAAACTTTCTGATTCTGGTGCAAATGTAAAAAGCGTTGCATCTCCGCCAAGCTCAATATAAATACCAGAAGCATCTGATGGAAACAAAGGCTTAACATATGTATTTAGTGCAGAAAGAGCATGAAACCAAGCGGCATCTTTTATGCCCAGACCTTTAATATTGCCGTCTAATGAAACTGTGCTAATACCATTTGAGTCCGTGTTTATTTGTCCTGTTTGTGTGTGAACGAAATTGCCAGAGGACAATATAAAACTTTCTGTAACGCTAAATGTACCATTTTGGGCATTAATATTTTCGCTTCTCTTTTCTTGAAATGCACTAAGAGATCCAGATCCTTCAACGAAAACAGGGTATCCAGCCGGAACATTTGAATAGCCAGTTCTTGGCAAAACGAAATCTCTGGCATTATCTAATGCATTGCTGGCTGGCAAGATAGAAGTATTAACGCCAACAGCAGAAATAGAATGGTTAACATTTATGGTGCGCCTATCATCATTTTCGTCAAAAGTCCATTCATCAGAAAAAGCATTGATAGCAGCTTGACCAGAAATTGCTTGGTCATGAGTAAAGCTAAAAGTATAGTTTATTCTATCTACCCAAACCCCAGCCTCAAATGAAACATCAGTAACAGTTGGGAATATTCCGCTTTGAACAACCTTATTTTCAAAAGTTATTCTAAATTCTTGTACTCCAGATTCTGTAAGAGCCCTTTTCAATAGCTCTTTTTGCAAGTACATATCTGGGAAAGTTCCGCTTTGAGAAGGAAGCCTTTCTAATAGTGTGCCTTGGAAATCATAAGTATGTCTTAATGACAATGGATTATTGGCATCATCTCTTATTAGTTCCGTAGATACATCAAATAATGGCACTGGCCTAAATTGATATAGGCCCACGAACATTTTTGTGCTACCTACTTGCTGTGACATTTATTGTACCTCCTCATGTTCTATTAGGTAATCCACTGCATTTATCAATATCAAAATATCATCTTTTAGGCTACCTATCCCAAAGTTACAATTCATACACAATAATCCACGTACTTTTTTTGTTTTATGGTCATGGTCTATATTAATACATGTTCTTTTATCGCCGCTATTAAACCATATATTGCAAATTTTCATTTTATATACCTTACCATTTAGCTTCCTTGAGAATTTACAATTCCTAATTCTGATAGCCTACCGACTATAGATGAAACTACGTCAGCAATTGCCGTTTGCTCATCTTTAGATGCAGTTGTTCGCATTCTTTGCTCAAATGCATTTTTAACGGCAGATTCTATACCTTCAAGTCCACTAACATCTATTCTTCTTTGTTGGTCTAATTGAACACTAATATTTTGATTAATAAAACCCGGGTTATTTAGTTTATTCATTAAAGTATTCAAAGCAGTTGTTAGTGCCTCAGTTTGTCCTCCGCCAACAACTTCTGCATTTCCAGTTTGTGCATTTGCCATTGGTCTTCCTGCAAATCCAAGCATTTTTGCCTGTTTCTTCGTGAACACAACCTCGGATGTATTGGCCAACATTAATCTAGATCCTGATGGCATTCCTCTCTTTTCTTTTCTGGCAGCTTTTAACAAGCCAAAGAATTCAAAGGCGGAAAGTGTACCTCCAGCAGCAGTAGTTACTCCACCACCGGTAGTTGGAACACTTAATCGTGAAATAGAGCTTAAAACTCCTAATTGCTTTTCAGAAATAGCCTTTAACTCTGTTATTTGGTTAACAGATTCTTGTAAAACTTTAATGTTGGCATCTTGTGCATTCTTAATAGTTTCTCTTAAATCTTCTAGTCTACTTAATTGTTTAATGCTATTATTAAGAGTATCTCTAAATCCAAAGCGCAAAATACCAAGACTTTCAGAACTAGCAGAAACTCCTCTTAGTGCAATTTCTCTGTTGCCTCTAGTTAGTTCTAATTGTTGTTGTGCTATGATTTTTTGCTCTTCTGCTTTTAGCAAGTTTTCTTGAGCCAATCTAATCTGTTCAACTGCTTGATCAACTTGTGTTTTACCAGTTTCTGCTATTTGTTTGCTAAGTTCAACAATACTAACTCCCATATTGTCAAGAGTATTTTCAGATAACCCAAGAGAAGCAAGACCTTGTTCTGTTACAGCTTGTTCTAGTCCATCAATTACTCCGAATAATCTTTCTATACCCTGAATTAAGTCTGGCGAAAATTCACTTATACTTGCTCCTCGTGAAATTTCTTGTGCCGCTGCAATTTGTTGTGTAATTCTTGCGGCTACTTCAGGACCTCCTGTTGCTGCTTCTAATGCTAGACTCTTAACGGTATTAAATTGTCCTTGTAATAGATTTAGCTCTTCTTGCAGTATTTGGCGCCTAACTTCTAGTATAGTTTCCGCTGAAGCCTTAATAGATGTATTTAACTGAAATAAAGTATTTTGTAAGAATGCTATTTGCTCGCCAGTACCATGAAAAGATCCGGTTGCTTGTTTTGCTCTAAACTCTGCAATTGCTATCTCAGAGTTCAATTTAAACTGAGCATCTGCAACTGCTTGATAAGCCTTTTGCAATTCTTGACTTGCGACTGATACCTCTGCATTGGCTGCTGCGACTTCTTTTTCTGATTCAATCACTTGTGCATTTAATTGAGGAATCTTATTTCTTGCTTCGACAAGAGATTGCTCTGCCGCATTTACTCTTTCTGAAGACGCTTTTAGATTATCTAATATAAGTTGTCTTTTTGCCCCAACTTCTTCTTCATTTAGTCTTATTAAATCTAATTGATTTTGTTGTGTGGCAGCAAGTATCTCAAAGGCATCTGCTCCACTGTTTGCTAATTTTAAAACTGTGGCATTAGCTTGTTCTAGTTTAGTTTTTGCCTCTTGTATCTTAGTAGCATTTGCGCCTCTTCTTACAAGTCCATCTAATTCAGCGGCAGCTTCTTTTTGTTTTTCGGTTGCAGAACGCAAATCTTCAAATGAATTTAAACCGCCAACTCTAAGCTGGTCAAGTTTTTGTAACATTCCTTTAACAGCAGTATCAGTACCTTGCTCAAGATTTTCTGCAATAATTGATCCAACAAAACCAAAAGTTCTAACATCTTCGGGAGCAGGCTTGAATTGTCTTTGTAAAAATTCTTTACCAGCAGTAGTTTCGCCTATTTGTTTAACTGCATCAATTCTTTTTTGCGCTGCTTGCTTTTCTGCCTCAATAACTCTTTCTATAGTGTTAAGTCTAAATTGTTGTAAAGAATCTTCAATACGTTTAATATTTTCTACTGCTTTATCATCTAGTGTAGCTTTAAGTTTAATGTTAAATTCTTGAGAAACTTCTTTAATACGTTGAGATGATGCTTTTTCAAACTCTTCTCTTACTTTCTTTATTCTGTCTGCCTCGGCGTTATCTTTTGCGGCTCTAGCTGCTGTTTCCTCGGCAATAAGAAACTTTATTCTCTTTTGTTGAATTTCTCTAAGTTTTCCTATTTCTTCTTCTGATTGAAGTCTGGAAGCAGTTTCTTCGACTATAGCTCTAGTTGCTAGTGTACCACCTAATATAGTTAGTCTACTTATTTCGGTTCTTCTTGCGGCTTGTGCTTCTAGCAATTTAACTTGTCTACTAAATTCCGCACTTTCTGCTATAATGCCTTGAGTAATTAATTGTGTTTCTGATGCAATACTTTGTCTAGCCTTGGCTATATCCGTTATCTTTTTTAGGTCTTCTGTTGCAATTTCGCTTGCTTTTTGTTCAAGTTTTACTATTTCCTCTTCAATTGATTTTTGCGATTGTTTTGCAGAAGAAACAGCTTTTTCCAATGATTCTCTTTTTTGAGTTACATCTGATAGCTGCCTTTGAATGTTTTGTATTTCTAAGTCTTCTGCTTTTTGAGATTTGGCCTGTGCAAGCAAACCCTCTAGCTTAGATTTCTCTGCATCTAATGTATCTCTAAGTTTAAGCCTAGAATCAAATGCCTCTTGGAATTCTTTATTGCTGGCTTCGGCTAGTTTATTTAATCTTTCTTGTTGTGTTATTATTTCGCCTAATCTTTCGCTTACAAGTCCGTTATCTTGAAGAATTTTAGAAGTTTCTCTGGTTGTTCCGGCCGTTAGCTCTTGCACAACCTTATTTGCTTTGGCTATACCATTAAATAAGTCCTGAGATGTTTTTATTGGATCTACGAACTCTTGTAAAGATGCCTTAGTTTCTGATATTAATTTTGTAACAGGGGCAAATTCTGACCCTAAATCACCAAACTTTATCTTAAGATCTATTGCGGCCGATCTTTCTCTAAATCCCTTAGCAGTATCTTCAAATTGTTTCTTTATGTCAGCAGCTCTTATACCTCCAAGCACTTCGCCTCTTACTTTTTCTAATGCTTGTGCCAATTTAATAGATTGATCTTGTAAGTTATCGCTTGCATCTGCTTGCTGCGTAAAAACTCTCTCAAGAATAGTGCCAAATCCAGCTGCGCTATTACCAACTTTTTCAAGTCCAGTAACAGCTTGTAATGCAGACCTTCCAAATCTTTCGCCAAATAGCTCTTGCGCATCAGATAGTTTTAGTGTTCTAGCACTAATTTTTTCTGTATCCTTTAGAAATTTTTGCGCAGATGCTTCTGCTCCCAATGCAAAGTTTAATATAGAAAAACTAGCAGACGCAAGACCGGCAATTAAGCCTTTTGATACACCAAACATTAATGCAAATGTAGCTCCAAGTTCTAGGCCATTAGCAGCAGCAAATTCTAAACTTGACTCTAGTTTGCTTGCAAATCCATTTACTTCTTCTGCTTGTTTTGCCAATTTCTTTAATGCATCTGCCGATTCTTGTGCTCCGATCAATAAAGCACCGGCCAAAACAGGTTTAACAGAATCAACTAAACCTTTTGCCGCATTACCAGCAGAAGATTGACGACTAGCTCCGCCGCCCTTTACTTGTAAACCTGCTATTTCTTTTTCTATCGCAAGTCGTCTTTGTTCTATTGCTAAGGCAGCTCTTTGCTGTTGAACAACACCAGCTGTTGCGCTCACTTGTTGAGTAATAGCAGAATTTTGCTGAAGCAGTGCTTTTGTATTTTGATTTAAACTTAAAGTTAATGAATTACTTTGAAAGATAAAAGACTTGAAGCCTACAATAATACCCTTTATAATGTCAATACCCTTAGTAAAAATTGCCGCCTTAATTAAGGCCTTAAATGCAGAATCAAGAGAAAATACATCTCCCTGAGCGCCTTTAATGGTAGTGATTACAAAATTTAATGCAGTGGCCAAATCACGAGCAACACCCAAGGCAGATTTAAGAAGGTCTCTAATTGATCCTATTCCTTCTTCTCCTCTGCCAATTCCTGTTACGTTGGCAATAAGTTCTTGAAATGCAGTGGCTGTCAATTGTGTTTGGGTACTAAGTTTTTGTAGCTCTATATTATTTCTTTCAAGAGCTGTCCCTGTCGCTGTATTTTCTGCCTCAACAATTTGTAAGGCTTTACCAAAGTTTCCAAGCAAACCAGTTAGTTCGGTAAATCTTCTTTTGCCAGCCAAAAGTTGATTGAGTACTGCAATTTGTTCAGTCCCTAATCTTGGAAATATAATAGAAAGCTTTTTAAGTATTTCAAAAAAACTATCGCCTGCATTAATATTGGCACCAAAAGCATTTGCCTGTTCCCTTAGTTGTTGTGAATTCCCTGCTAAATTAGCAAAGATAGTTTTTAATGCTGCACCAATAGTAGATCCGCTAAGTTGTGTTGCTTCAATTGTGGCTGCTGTTACTGCATTAAGTTCTTTGAATGATACGCCTACAGACTCAGCAGCGGCACCAGATCTTAATATGCCCCTAGCAATTTCTTGGGCGCTTGCAGCAGCCTTTACATCGGCAACGGTTAACAAATCAATAACACTAATACCATCTTTTAACTCATCTTTGAAAACAGTTAATGCGCTAGTTATAAGTTTAGTACTTTCTTCTACGCTAAGACCAGTAACGTTAACTCCAACAAGAGCTGCTTCTGTTCTTTTTAATGCTTCTTCTGTACCAAGACCAGCCCTAACAAATTCGTTCAATGCGGCAGCTGCTGCTGTTACAGACTTTCCAGTATTATTTGCTATATTGAACAAGGAGGCAGAAATTGATTCTAGTCCTGCTGGAGTAGTATTAATAACCTTTTGTAGGTCTTGTAAAGCAGCATCAAAATCGAATATAAATTTTAATGAAGAATTAAATGCTTCTTGTGCAAGTAATACTGCTTTTAGAGCAATAATATAGGCCGAAAATCTTGTAGTAATCTGGCCAATTTTTTGTCCGAACGTTTCGGCGCTACCAGCCGTTTGAATAATAGATCGTAAATAGTTTTGCGTTGCCCTATCGGCAGCAGTTGTATTATTTACAATATCTAACAGTTTTGCATTTTGATCTTTGAATCTTTGTGAAGCGGTTTTTGATGCCGCAGCTAATGCATTTGTAGCATTTGCTGTTATTGGCGAAGGGCCTGCTGTACCTGCGGCAGCACTTTGTACTGCTTTTTGTGCTCCTCCTGCTAATCTAACTTGATTAAGATGAACTTGTATATTACTAAGAGATCCTTTTAGCCCGGCAATTGCTTGGGCACCAAATCTAGCATTTTGTACAACGAAATGTATAGCGCCAAAATTTTCTTGTAACTTGGCTCTGGCGCTAGAGCCAATAGAGGCTTTGTCTATAGAAAATGTTATCTTACTAAAAGAATCTTGTAATGTACGTCTTACATCAGAAGAGAATCTTACCTTACTTAAACTAAGTTGGGTATTTGCTAAAGTTTTGGTTATAGCATCTCTAATGGCACGAGTATCTACATCTTTGGGATTAAACTGAATCCCAGCCTGTATAATTAAATCTCTTGGCATTAAATAAATTCCTTATACTTTAACTTCTTGTGTTTGTTTTTCTGCTTGCTCTAGCTTTTTCTTGACCCATTTAACCTCTGTCCAATTTTCCATCGACTCCAATGGGTTTCCGTATTCATACATATAACTTTGCTTGTATATTTCAGATAAGACATCTGGATTTTCCCTGGCAAAATTAACATACTCTTCATGGCTATTAAAGAATCTTGAATTGTCATTTTTAATACAGCAAAATTGAACAAATTTATGCATTTTCTGTTCATTGGCTAGCCCCTCTGCGGTCTTAGAAAATATTTCAACTTTTTGTCCTATTAACGCCATTAGCTGTGCTCTTTTTTCTGACAAAGCAGTGAAAGTTTTTTCTGTTTTTTCATCTTCTGGGGTTTTACCAGACAAATAATCTTCTGCTATATTTTCTAGCAGGCCAATTTCTACTGAAGTTTTGCCTATGCTATCTTCATCATCTTTTGTCCAGACATTGTTTTTATTTACTATTTTTTTTGTCTCTGCTTCGCAAGCAACTCCTTCTCTGAGACAATGAGAAAATATTTTTCGGTATTCTAAGTCTATTGCTAGAAGTTCTTCTTGTGTTGGACCCCTAAAACAAAGTTCTATTTCTTTGTCTTCTACCTTAACCTTGAAAACTTTGCCCTTCTTCATTTGTAACTACTTCCTTTCCTATATTGGTAAAATTAACCGTAACCACATCTGGAACTATTTCTACATTGAAACGAGAAGATATTAAATCAGATATATTCCTTACTGCATCGTTTCCGTTTCTTAGTATTTCTCGTCTTATTTGATCAAATCCCTCAAAGTCATCTCCAAATCTCATCTCAATACATTTGAGTGCACCAACATAAACCTTTTTAATATTTGCCTCAATAATTTCTTTTAGTCTAGCTTCTGAGGTCAAAGAATAGCTATCTGTTCTTTTTACTATTTTGTTAATTTTTGCCATTATTATCCTTTCCTATATATACTGATCCTTACGAAGGTCCCACTCTTTTATTTTGCCCTTTTGTTTTATAATTTCATGCTCTTTTTTTAATCTAGCCCTAACAACGGCGCTATTCATTTCTTGTATCTTTTTAGTAGAGTCTTTGTCTCCCTTTTCTACCATTATAAAGTGTTCTTGATGCGAGTTTTTTGCACCAACTTTTTTAGTATTTTTAACGTTTTGCTTATTGCCTTTATTTTGGCTTTTTACCCATTCGTCACAAGCAATATCGTCTTCTATTACGACATCTGGTGGTTTCTCTAGGCTTTCGTACACGAAATCATAAAACTGCGACCAATAAACTATATAATTCTGCATTTCTGACCATTCTGCTATTGATTTGCCAAACAAGTTAGTCCCATTTTTAGAAGCAATCCATTTAACTCGCCAAGCAGGACTTCTAGCTACTTTCCTAATAGTCTTTTCATCAAACATATTGTTATTATAATATGCTAATGCTAAATTGTAAACAAGGACAAAATCATATTCAGCCAAAAATTCTGCCTCGCTTTTCCAATATGGCTGTTCTCTTATATTTTCGGCAGCCATCATGATCATATATCGGCGCATTATTTCTTCTGATCTAGACTCAGCAGAGCAATTAAACAAAGAGGCCTTTTCTTCTTTTAATTCAATAATTTTGCTTTCTGTTTGTTTTAATTCTTTCTCTGCCTTTTTCTTCTTGCTGGCTATATATGCTGAGTCTGCTATTTGTCTTTTTAAAACCTTAATTTTATTGCCAAGCTCTTCTATTTCATTATCTTTTTTCCCTGTCCAAACATTATTGGCTTCAAATAAAAGTTTTAACTGCTCT